TTCTACAATAGGATCTGTAAGTCTGTATTCTACTACATGGCCTGCATCATCACCACTAAAGCCTTGGAAACCTGTATCACCTTGGATACCCTGTGTTCCCTGCATACCTTGAATTGATTGTGGTCCTTGAGTACCTTGAATACCAAAGTCCCCTTGGATTCCTTGGACACCTTGCACCCCTTGTGGTCCTTGTGTCCCTTGGTTACCCTGAATACCTTGCACGCCTTGGATACCAATAAAACCTTGAGTACCCTGCATACCTTGGAAACCACGGAAACCACGTGAGCCTTGGATACCTTCTTCACCAATAGTACCTTGTGGTCCTTGAACGCCTTGATTACCAGTAAAACCCTGTACACCTCTGAATGAACCAATGTTTACCCAAGTTGTACCATCGTAAACCCATAACTCATCATCAGTATTATCTATTACAGCATTACCAAGTGCTGCACTAGGAAAAGCTGTGTTTAAAGTTAATTGTTGGTCACCGCCAGCATCTACGTCAGCTACAGAACCGATTACATCGAATCCTGGACCATAATCTCCTTGTAAACCCTGAAGACCTGGATCTCCTTGTAAACCTGTTGTTCCCTGTATACCAGCACCAACCGCAGTCCATGCTGTTCCGTTTGATACATATATCAGACCATCGCTACCATAAGCGACGGCTCCTGTATATGGAGCTGGATCTAATTGAATAGGAACAGCTTGTGGCTGTCCCTGCCCTATTATTTTGCTACCGCTTATTGATCTAAATGCCATTATACATCATCCTCTTCGGATTGACCAAGAGTAAAGGATAATGAAGAATCAACGGCTAAGTTTGTATCACATTTAAGTTCTAATAAATCACCTGATTTAAAGAATTGGCCGTTAAGTGGTAATGGAATTGTGTCATATGCTGGAATCTGTAAGTTCCTGATAATCCAAAATGTATCATTAACGTCGAACCTGTATGTTCTAACGTCTACAGCTACTGTATTTGCAGTAAAGTTACATAAGATCAGAGGCGAAATAACTTCGCCTACGCCTGGTTCTACTGTTGTTGAACCACCGAAGACTAACTCCGGTACTTCATAGTTTGGGACTTCAATCATCGTCTGCCAGTTGGTAGTTAAAGTAAAACTTTTGGCAACCGGTTTGGCATCTGGTGCCTGTGATGTTTCGATTGTTGTAATAGTCATTATAGTGATGCCCTTGAGTTAGATGCCCTTCGTGCGAGTTTTCTTACTGATGATGTAAACGGTCGACCTTCGATTCGACCTGTTCTACCATTAATTTTCAAACCTCTCGCGAAGTACTGGTTATTTAATTCGTCCGATCCAGACCATCTGATTCGTCCGCCATTTTCCGATAATACCGAAGCATTAGCGCCGATAGCAGCACCCACGTTTCTAAAGTTCAGCGGTAAGGCGTTTCTGTTAACACCTGCCGATGCACCGTTAAACTGGTGAGCGATGGATTCAACTAGTGATCCGAAGACCAAGAAGTTAGGTCTTATAACACTATCTATAATTACGTTATCAATCAATTCTGTTACCATATTTCTATGTGTTAGGTCTGGCGCGATATTGTTATTTATATAAGTTTTCATTTGTGTCCAAGCACCTACGAAAGAATCTAGTAAATCAGTATTGTTTGCACCGACCGCACCTTGTGCTGACCATGTAGTACCAGTCCAGTAGAATATCTCTCCTGCATAACGATTACCGTTATTATCTGTAGAAGCGATGAACGTATCCCATTTCTTTTGACTGAAATCAGGATTTGTTGGATCAGGTAAGTTAGCTTGTCCGTTAACAGTTCCTTTGAATCTTAAGTTTCTCCAATTAGCAAATGTTGCCGGTGGGTTAAACACTGGGAATACATGCTGTGCATCGATATTAAATAATGCACCAACGAATGATCTTGAAGCTTGATCTGCACCAGCACCACCGTTTGGATTATTATAAAGATTAGTCGGGTTAAGCGACGGATCAGTATATTTGAAATCATTTTGAATAACTTTAAGGAAGTTACCTGCATCACGATAAGTTTTAGGTAGATCGATAAACTTATATTCAGAAGTAATGAATCTTTGTGTTTCTCTTTGTATCTTTTCTCTGTTATTCTGAACGATTTCTCTAGCAAAGTTGAATGTCTTATTAGTTTCCCAAGCAAAGTTCGGGTTAATCGTTGGTCCAAGTTTGTTAACATCGTTATAGAATAATGCGTTATAGAAGATTAATCCTAGATCAGTTGCCTGTTGAGATTGTACTTCAGTACCAAGTTCAGATCTAATAACCTGACCAGGATATGTACCTCTAACTACTTGTGAAACAATATAGCCTAATTGACGATATGCTTGAGCTGTAGCTTCTCTTGTATCTTCAGGAACTCTTAATTGGTTATTCCAGAAGTAGAAGTTTGCATTCCAACGAGTAGCTAAGTTACCGCCGTAGTTAAGATCCCAAGACATAGCATCTAGGATATAACCAGCATCTCTTCTACATTTTGCTTTAGAATAATCTACGATTGTGAATGTATCTTTCAAGAACTGAGTAACATCGTCAGCCAATTCGTCAAGATTATCATCAATCTCTGCAGCAGCTTCTATTTTATCAGCCGCAACCCATGCTAGGTTAGGATCAGTAATCGCTGGGATAGCATCTATTGAATCTCTTCTGATACAATCTTCTACGATTCTTGTTAGATCAGCAACTTCTTCAGCCTCAACCGGAGTAGCGGCTGTATATGTTGTTGTATCCTGTGTTCCAGCACTATGGCTTAGGATTGAAGTATCTACTGTTCCACCTTGTACGATCTTCTCTACAGTGTCTGCTAATTCAGTAAAGAACTTAGCAGTTTGTTGTCTTTGATCTTTTGGTAATACTGATACTGCATTTACAAAGTAAAGTCCAGCTGTTTGTACCGTTGCATAATTTGTTGAGTAGTTAACGTCATGCGATAATGCATCGATCATTGTACCAACATCTCTACGACATTTCTCTTTAGAGTAACTAATACCATTGTAAGTATCGTAAATGTATGTCTGTAGATCAGTTGCCATTTGAGCTGTGCCATTATCAATAGCGTTCTTAGCAGCTAGGATATCTGCATCAACCCAATGTGTGAATGGATCAACTCTTGCAGGTATTGCTGATGGGCTATTATCATCTGATACTTTGCTTAACATTAATGCAAGGTTCATAGCTTCAGAAGCGATTGTTCTTCTTACTGCTATAGTTGGCATTTCTTGTTTAACTGGGTTACCAGTAACATGTGAAATCGCATTTAAACTTGCTCTTACGAATGTATGTGCTCCGCCACCTTTACCATAAGCCACTTTACCAACTTGCATTGTGATGGTCGTTGCATCAGCTGATGTAATGTAATATGGGTTATTATAGTATGGATCGCCAGCTTGTGGTGATGGATGTTCAGCAATGTCACCATCTAGTGCACATGTAAATACAATACTTTCAGGAGCAATCGTTACATAATCACCAGCTACTAAGCCGTGACCTGAACCAAGTGTTGCTGTAAAGATTCCTGTATCTGGATCGTATGTTGCACCTGTTGGTGTGAACTGATCACCAAGTTCTCTTTCAACATGCTCATTACGTACAACATGTTGAACTACTTTAGCCATATATTCGAATGCTTCTCTTGTTGCTTGACGTTGGTCAATTGGCAAGATATTTACTGCATTTTTAAAGTAAAGTTCTGCAGTTCCGTGCATTGCAGCATTACCACCATATTGAATGTCATGTGATATTGCATCTACGATATAACCTGTATCTCTTCTACATCTTGCTTCTTCGTACTGTAGGAAGCTAAACTTATCACTTAAGTATTGAACAACCGATGATCCTAGAGCTTCTTTGCGTCCAAGGATAATATCTTTTGAAGCCTCTTGATCATAACCTGTTGCCGCAGCATCAGTTACAGTAGCTTCTCTAATTTGTGGTAAGTTAATTAATGAATCGTCAGTAATAATATCTGCTACGATTTTGATTAGTAATTCAACTTCAATACCAGATGCTCCAACCACGTTACCGAACCCAGATGTTACCTGAGCTTCTGAGTTTCCAGAGGTAGGTGTAACTGTTTGTTTCAGTACAACTTGCTCTGCAACGGCAGCTAGGTGATTATAGAGGGCCGCTGTGGGGGCTCTTTGTGCTAAAGGTAATCCTACGTTAATGCCATTTTCAAAGTATAGCTTAGCAAAATCTCTCATTGCGACGTTAGAACCGTGTCTAATATCGTAAGCTACAGCTTCAATTAAGAGTCCTGTATCTCTTCTACATTTTGCTTCATCATATACTAAGCTTGAATTATTAACCGCAATCCATGCAATCGCTTCTTCTTGGAAGAATGGAATGTTAAGAGTTAATCCTCCAGTTGCAGAAGCATCCGAGCTACCAACGTTTGCTGTACCATAATCATATGTGATACCAGCTGTACCGTTTTTCATAATGTTAATTACATTAGTGAAAGCATTGGTTGCTCTTGTTAATGCAGCGCCTGATAGTCTTGGTAGAATATCATCTCTAACATATTCAATAGCTTCAACTGTTTCTGATAACTGTTCGTTAATTACATTTTGTGCTAATGCATTACCAACTCTGTATGCTCTACCGTAGTATTGTGAAGGATAATCAGAACCTGTCTGAACATCTCTTGCAACCGCATCGATAATGAATCCTACGTCTCTAGCACATTTTGCTTCATCGTATGTATAGTTATTATCTCTAACAAATCGTACAACTTCTTCTTGGATAAACGCTCTGTTCCATTGTAGTGATTTTCTTGCGAATGTTCTGCTTGGTTCCATAAGAGGAGCAGTAGCAGCATTTGCAATTGGTAATGCACGTGGTGTTTGTTGTCCAACCGATACGTCAAGCGATCCAGTATAATCTGGAACTACTAATCTATCATCTACAACGTTGGCAATAACCATCGCTAGATTCTTAGCTTCCAGGCCAGTTGCAGCATCCGCTGTGTTAAGTGTAATATCTTGCATTGCAAGGTTACCAGTGATTTGTGATAACCCATCAGTTAGAGCACTTACAAAGGTATGAGCTCCTGAATATGCTCCAGCCGCTGATACCCACATTGTGATAGTTGTACCTGTCACGCCGATAATTGGGCAAGCTTTGTGGTGGAATCTATGATGTGCTTCTGGGCTAGCATGATTAGTTGGGCCTGAACCTGTATCACATGAGAATGTAATTGCGCCAGGTGTGAACCAGATATAATCATCAGTTGTTAATGTGTGAGCACCAATCGTTGCAACCATGATACCTGTTACAGGATCGTATGTAGCATTTGTTGGTGTGAATCTTGAACCAAAGATTGGCTCATTGATTTCATTCTTAACAACTTTTTCCATTATGTTAGCAATATGTGTAAATGCTAATCTTGATGGCTCTTGTTGGTAATAAGGTAATGTGTTTACTGTACCTTCGAAATAGTATCTTGCAGAGTGTACTGTAGCACTATCGCCACCGTACTCTAGATCTTCTGAGATTGCGTCAACGATATATCCAACATCCCTTGCACATTTAGCTACTTCGTAACCGTGACCTGCATATGTTTCGTAGATATACTCGATGATTTCAGCTTGATACTTAGGTTTTTGACCTATGATTTCTTGTTGAATAGTTGGTGTTTCCATAACTGCTGGAACTGTACCATCATTTCGTTCGATTGTTTCACCAATTTGAGCAAATAGGTTTACAGCTCTAGTTGCAGTATCTACATTTAGAGATCTTCTTAAACCGTTTGTTGTAGCACTTACGAATGTATGTACTTTATCAACTCCAGCTTTACCAACCTGCATTGTAATAGTTGTGCTTGTTACTGAGTCAATTCTAACTGGTTTGTTAAATACTGGATCAGTAGGTCTAGGGTGTGATATGTTAATTGGTGTGGCATCAGAATCTGATGTTGGGCAACTAAATGTAATTGCATTTTCATCAAAGATTACATAATCACCTTTAACAAATCTGTGTCTGTCACCTAATGTTACTGTCATAACGCCAGTCATGTGTGCGTATGCAATGTCTGTTGGTGTATAAGCATCGGCTATATTAGCAGCTCTAACACTGTTAGCTGTAGCACTAATGAAACTATGTACGTCAGTATTAGTTCCGGCTGAGCCAGCATTTACCGTAATAGTTTGGTTAGTCTTAGATGTAATAATGAATGGCTTACCAAGTTTAGGATCATTAGCATTTGGATGTGAATCAGTACCACCACCATTAAATCCACATTGGAATGTAATAGCGTTAGGATCGATAGTAATACGATCGTTAACTTCGAAAGTATGAACTCCAATTGTTAGTACCATAATACCAGTTACTGGATCGTAAGTAGCATTTGATGGGCTGAATGATTCTTCTAGTGTTTTGGTTTGTGTTTCAACACCTTGTAGAGGAGTAACTGTTTCACCCCTTACGATTTGTCCTACTAAGTAAGATACAAATTCATATGCACCAGATGTTGGAACAATTTCTCCATCAGATAATACTGGTAAAGCATTTTCAAAATAAAGTCTTGAATTATTTACTGTAGCAGCATTACCACCGTGTTGTAAATCCCAAGAAGCTGTATCAATAAAGATACCTAAGTCTCTTTCACAAGCTACTTGATCATATACAAATCCTGGATGATTAGCAGCAATCCAAGCAATAACTTCTTTTTGTATGAATGTTTTATTAATTCTTAATGCAGATGCACCTTGATGGGAATCAACTGATAATGAAGCTCCACCAAAGTTAATATCGTTAGCAGCAGCATTTCCGTTTGTCATAATATCGATAATTTCATCGAATGCCGCATTTGATATAGCGATTTGATCAGCGTCAGTTAATACTTCGGTTGCAATCTTATCTTTGAGCCAAGTAATCGCGCCGACTGTTTCAGTAAGCTGATTATTAACTACGTTGTTTGCACCGACTGTACCGATTCTATAACCTTTACCAACGTATATTGAGTTAACATTTGAATTAGTTCCAATGTCTCTGGCTACAGCATTTAAGATATAACCTGTATCTCGCATACATTTATCTTTATCATAGATAAAGTAGTTATCATTCATGTATGCATCGACTTCAGCTTGAAGATATGCTTTGTTCTTTTGTAAGATTCTAGATGCATATACACCTTGTTGTGAACCTCTAACTTTAACAACTGAACCTTCATCAGCACTTACGAATGTATGTACGTCTGTGTTTGTTCCTGCTCCGCCAACGTTAACTGTTACTGTATTTGCAGTAACTGCTCTAATTGCTAATGGTAACTTATATGCAAAGTCTCCAATACGTGGTGAGAAGTCAGTACCTCCACCGTTTGCTGCGCAACTCATTGCGAAACTTTGTGGTTGTAATTCGATATGATCATCAGTTGTAAGATCGTGACCTGCAATCGTAATTACGAAATCACCACCAACTGGGTCATAAGTAGCATTTGTAGGAGTATATGCTTTAATTGTTTTTGCAGGATCTGAGAAGAATAATGCATTAGCATCGATACAATCAGCTTCAGCACTTACGAATGTATGATTATTAGCATGGCCATTTGCATTACCAACATTAACTGTAATGGTAGTTGCAGTAACTGCTTTAACTCTTACTGGTTCTTTATATGCAGGGTGATCGTATAATGGAGCAGCATCTGTTCCTGTTACACCACCGACATCGCAACTAAATACCATTGATTCTGGAGCAATTGTAATCCACTTACCAAACGGTAAATCATGTTGACCAATTGTTAGTTCCATATCACCTGAGATAGGATCGTATGTTGCAGTTTGAGGAGTGAATGTTCCTGTCCACATATCAGCTTCGCGAATCGCATTAGCTGCTGAGGATACGAATGTATGTACCGATGTATCACTTGAATCGCCAACATTAACTGTAATTGTAGTTGATGTTCTATCAGAAATCTTAACTGGTTTCTTATATGCTGGGTGAATTTTCTCAGCTTGGATAGCGTTAGTTGCAGCACTTACGAATGTATGAGCTCCACCGCCATCTACAATTCCACCAACATTCATATAGATTGTTGTACCCACTACTTTATCGATAACTATTTGTTTCTTATAGAATGGGTGATGTGATTCAGGTGCCGCATGGTTAGTTACATTATCATCTAAGTCACAAGTAAATACTAAACTATTTGGTTTGAATTCGACTTTGTCACCAGCTTTAAGAGCACCGTAACCAATTTCTGCACTAAACTCTCCAGTTGCCACATCGTATGTACAACTTGTTGGAGTAAAGTTCATGAACTCTGTAGTTGGATATGAATGCTCAGTGGTATTACCGTCTAAGGCACATGTAAATGTTAAGCTATTAGGCTCAATATAAATGCTATCACCAATTGCAAAATCATGTTCGCCAATTGTGATTACCGTGGTACCTTCTGCAGGTGTATATACTGCATTTGTTGGAGTATATTTTTTACCATTGTTGTTAAGCAATCTTGACATTTCGTCGAATGATTGGTTAGCTCTATCTTCAGCAATTGTATTGGATACTAAAGCTTGTGTCTGTGTTTTAAGATAATTAATTGAACCAACTGTTTGAGCTAACTGGTCAGTAACACTTACTTCACCAGACTTAGTACGATATGCTGCACCTGTTTGAATAGCATTATAGTTTGTTCCAAGTAATACGTCTCTTTGAACTGCAGGTAAGATATATTCTTCTGTATCTCTATGACACTTTTTGCTATCATAGAAGTAGAATTCATTATCAACCCAGTCCATCATATAATCTTGAACGAACTCTCTGTTAACTTGTAGTTGCTTACGAGCATTACGCTTATTAGCATCAATTGAACTATTATCAGAGAATGTAATTGCTTCACCGATTACTGAAACTGCATCATCTTTTGCTTCAACAAATCTATGTTCAAAGTTAGCATGAGTTAATCCAGGATTAACTGTAATTGTTTTTGCCGATACTTCGATAATTGGTAAAGCAGCTAAGTAAGCTTTTTCTTGTTTACGTGGGTGACTAATTTGTGTTTTAAAGTTATCGCTTGAACATGTGAATGTGAAACCATTCTCAGCAAGGTTAACATAACGTCCAACTGTTAAATCGTGAGTACCGATTGTAATAACCATTCTACCAGATACTGGATCGTAGGTTGCTTTAGTTGGAGTGTACTTATCACCTGAGTTAGCAAGAGCATTAATAATTGTATTGAATGACTTATAAGCATCAACCGCACCGGCTGGGCTCTTATCTTGTACTAATTCATCTGTTGTTTTACGTAATCTTTCGAATGAAGCTACTGTTTCATTTCTTTGATTTTCAAGAGATGTTCTGGCAGTATTGACATAGTATGCTAGGCCAGTTGTTACTGCGTTATAGTTTGTATCCAATAACATGTCAAACTTAGTTGCTGGTAAGATGTATTCTTTAACATCTCTTTCGCACTTAGCACCATCGTAAGCATAGAATTCATCGTTATTATCGATCCACTCTACAAATTCGTCAATGATTAAGTTTCTGTTATCTTGTACAAGTTCTCTTGAAGCTACTGCATCTGTATCACCAGTATTAGCAAAGATAATATCTTCGGCAGCTTCTTCACCGTTTTGAAGGATGTTTAGAGTCTCATCAAGAGATCTATCTAAACGAGTCATTACTTCGCCGGTTTGTTCGTTTGTAAAGATGTGATCAATCTCACCTTTAATATGTTCGATTGAACCAACTGTTTCTGTCATTTGATCGCTAATAACTACATATGAGATTGGTGAACGATATGTAATACCGTTTAAGCGACCCCAGTAGTTTGAATTTGTTGCAACGTCATATGAAGCAGAATCTACAATTAATCCTGTATCTCTAAAGCATTTATCAGCATTATAACCTTGGTAACCAAGACCTGGTGCTCCATTAAATCCTGTTGTTGTATTAGCTGTTAAGTAATCGATCATATTATCGACAATAGCAGCTTGATTTTCTTCAATGGTATCAGCGAATGCAGCGTTAGCAATTAGATTTGTTGCCACACCTTCTGAGTCTTGAGTTGCTTGAGCAGGTTTAATAATAACTGTACTACCTCTTGCTCTCATCGATATATCACCGAACTGAGAACCAGAGTTGTTCAACGTCATTTGACCACCGTCTAATGCGAAGAACGCTTGACGTGTAAAGATCGATAGTGAACCAATACCGTTAACACCAGCACCGTTCTTAGCAACATAACCTGTACCGTTTTGAGTACGAGGTGTGAAACCAAAACATAATACGTATGTATATAGTGAGTCTGTATCGAGTACGGCTCTGTCAGCTAAAAGACAACCACCACCACGACCGACCAGTCTATTTGGGAAATCGTCAATTCCGACACTTTCCACAGTACCTGTACCACCACGTTGTGCGTAAAGAATATCTCCAACATCTACGTTGCCTTTCAGGTTTCTGACGTAAATCTGTCTATTAGAATCAATATCATCAATATAAGAAATATATCCTCGAGCACCACTTGAGAAAGTAACTTCGTCATCAACTTCAAATTGGTTTTGAAGTGAGTGGCCAGCTTCTAAATAGAATTCTTGACCTAAGTCGAGAATAGTACCTTTAGAGTTAAACGGGTTAAGAGGTGGTTCAACATCCAAACGATTAAAGTTTGAAAGCTGTGAACTATCTCGAATATATGGAGATCGTCTTAGTAATGCACCAGGACGATATGCGATTGCGAATCCACCTTCAGGCTGATCAAAGTTATCTACTTCAAAGTTCATATATGCGAAACCTTGAACATAACAACCAGATCCTACATGAACACCGTTTGTTTTCTCCCAACCTGGCTTCTTCTGAATAACTGTTGCATACTGACCTGCTGTTGAAGTCATAGCGCAATCATCAGGAAGATCGATTGGTTCATCTACATAATAAGTACCTGGACCACATGAGATGTGGATAGCATTATTAATATCGTTACGGTTAGGATTACCACCGGCTTTTTGTATAGCTAATTGAGATGCCCTAGCGAGAGTACGAACTGGTTGTAAAATACTTCCAGGATAACTATCATCGCCTTGAGGGTCAACGTGAATTTTAAGTGATTTTTCTGTCTTACGTGAGAACTCTTCGTACAATTGACGATAAGTCATCTTCTCTGTATCGCCAGTCTTGACGTTCTTTAGAGCAAAATAACTATCTTCATCGAGCATTGGTTCGAAGCTTCGAGTAAGATTCATATCGAAGTCTACGAGTTCAGATTCTTCGATTGATGAGTTAGCAATTACTGATTCTTCAATATCAGAATTTTTAATTGATGATCTTTGTTGTACTAGATCTTCGGAAGTAGAACTTCCAATTGAGATATTAGTTGCAACAACCTGATCCATAGCACCGGTTAAGGTTGCATTTTCTAGAATCGGGTTAGTGAATGTATTATCAGTACCAGTACCGTTTGAGAAGTCAGAATTAGAAATTACTAAGTTGTTTGCATTACTGTCAAATAGTTCTCCATTTGAGAAATTTGAATCAGTAATATCAGTTGTTACGATAGTACTATTTGAAACTATAGTATCCCAGATTTCGCCATTAGCAAATCTAGAATTTGTAATTGTTACGTTATCTAAATCAGTATCTCTGATATCAGAATTAGAAATATCGGTATCAACGATTGTTGTGTTACCTGATATTGCAGTATCTCTGATTGTACCATTTGAGAAGTCGGTAGTAATGATTTGTGAGTTAGAGATAAACGCATCTTCTAGGATAAGTTCATCAATCTCGATGTTTGTAAGGATTAAGCCGTTTGCTGTACCTTGGTCGATGGTAACATTATTAAAGAATGAATCATCGATTGTAGAATTAGTAAATACGTCATTGTTACCAGTACCGTTATTGAATTCGGATTGGTCTACAATAGTATTTGTGAATACGTTATTATTACCAGTACCATCTGAGAAGTCAGAATCTACAATGGTTACGTTAGCAACTGCTGTTGCCGTCATTGTTCCGTTGGTAATGTCGGAATCGTCTATATCTGAATCGTTAATAGCACCGTCGTTAAACGTGTTACGATTCATTATGTTATCTTCAATTGTTGAATTAAAGATTCTTACACCGGAAATCGATCCGCCAGTGATTGTTATTCTATCAAATACTTCATACTGTAAAGCTTGTACAAGTTCTTTTCTCGTAATGTTTTTAGTACCGTCATCACCTTGGATAAGGTTAACGATAACAAAAAGGTCTTCAGAGCGAGTATTGGCACCTTTAATCGGACCTAATTCTGAAATCTTTGACATTTGATGATACCCTTATGTGTTATAGCTCGTTGTTTACTTTATTTATATAAAATAGGATGCGCAATTTAAGTTCTTAACTAATAAACTTTAATGCATCATGCTCCTCTATTACATAAACCCGTACGTAATTACGTCCGCTATTTTGTGCTTTTAATAATCTATGTCGACCATCTATCATTCTATAAGGTTTATCTGCAGGATTTTTCATACCTTTAACTACTATGCCTGCAAGATCTATGTCAGCTTGTTTGTATCGACTATCTTTTGTTTCTATTGTTCTTGTTGTTTTATGTCCTATATCATCTATATTTATCGAAATTGGATCGATGTTCTTTAGCCTAATCCATTCATATACCTTGCTACAATCTATTTGTGTAGGTACATTAAATAATTGCCAATCACCGTCCATCATATGTATCATCGTATAGAGAACCCAAAACTTAATCTATCTGTTTCTGAACCCACGCAATGCCAAAGGAATGGTGGTTCACCAGTTACTTCAAATAAACGACTTGTAAGTCCTTTATCATCGTAATCTGTAATTACTTTATCATCTTTTATATATCTAAAAAAAGATTTGTTTGCTTCATTTGTCCAAGTTAAATAAAGTCTTTTACAAGGATCGTTCCTATTCGTATGCCAACCCATATATCCTGTTGGAGGATAATGAAAAAAGCCTGTGGGACGAACAACTTGTTTTGGAAATATTTTTTGAATTAACTGCGTTATTTGTTGAGTAACTCCTAACCCTTCGAAACTAACCATATTAGTTTCCTTACTAATAGAAATGTTTGAAGAATTGAGATGTTCTAGGGTTAGTTTATCGGCCCAATCCTTTACTGTTCTTGCTCCATGTAACTTTGTATTTAAGAGCATATCTCTATAGTTCTTCTCAATTATTTTTTTAACTTCTATTTTAGTTTCATCCGGAAGATCAAACCTTATGCTCATGCTAGCTTAGGATTATATTTAGCTTCAAAATCAATGAAAGCATTAGGAACTGATTCATACGCAGTCCAATAGTCAGTAGCACCAGATAAATTAACAGTGTCTGGCATATCTCTTAAAGTTTGTTTATCAGCTTCGATTTCTGCAACTACATCT